GGCACACCAGGCCGCGCCAACTTTGGAGCTTGGACTTCTGTGGATTCCGGAGTCGTCAAAAAACCCCGGTCAGCCCGTAGGCTGGGCACAGTCGTTCATCAAGCAGCTGGCAAAGTTCCCCGTCTCAGAGCATGACGACTACGTGGACACTTTCACGCAGACGATCATCTTTTTGAAAAACGAGCGGTGGTTTGACTTGCCAGAGGCGCGCGACGCTGATGAAAGGGCTCCACGTCAGCAAAAAGCGAGGATCAATCCGTATGCCGCCTAAGACACCGAAACCCATCTGGGACAAGAAGCGCCCCGAGTTGATGAGCAAGCCCAAGCCGCTGTCGTCGGGTGCCAAGACCAGCTCCAAGCGCGCAGCCGAAAGCGCTGGGCGTCCGTACCCTAACCTGGTCGACAACATGCGCGCCGCTCAAAAGCAAAAGGCGGGCAAGCTCAAATGACCAAGCCCGTCAAAAAATCCGACATGGCGTGCAACGCTCCAAAGCGCACGCCGGATCAGCCCAAGAAATCGCACGTGGTCAAGGCTTGCTTTGAAGGAACCGAAAAGCTGATCCGCTTTGGCGAGCAAGGCGCCAAGACGGCGGGCAAGCCCAAGCAGGGCGAGTCGGCCGCCACCACCGCCAAGCGCGACTCATTCAAAGCGCGCCACGGCGCAAACATTGCCAAAGGTCCGTCGAGCGCGGCGTACTGGGCCAACAAAGTTAAGTGGTGACCCTATGCCTTCAGATACACCCTCAATTTTCTCCATCAGTCCTTACGCCCGCTTTGTGGCCGAGGATATGTATCCCGGTCAAGCCGGGCAGGACGACCAAAACGATGCTGCTCGGCACATGTTGGCGGCGGGCACCCTGGCGCGCAAATACGGCGTGGGTCCCGCTGAGTTTCTGGGTCGGGCGCATGAGTACACGACCTCACCTATTGCCGCTTTTAAGGCGCTGATCGGTGCGGGGAAAATGCCCAAGGACTACGACCAAGACATGCACAACAACGCCTTGGGCGCGCGGCTTGGCGCTCGTGCCAGGTCGCAGACTGAGCTTGAGGACATGGTGAATCAAATGGCTGAGCAAGCAACAAAAAATCAAACCACGGGCAAGCCCTGGATCAGCAGAGCAGAGGGTGGAGCGGTTGACCTTACCCGACCCTTTGTGGGTTACCCCTCTTCAGGCCGCAGGCCCGAGGCCCGTAAAGGCTTTTCCGAAGGCGGCGCAGTCTCCGGTGCGAATTTCCCCACAGTCGACTTTGACCCGGCTAGAATCGACAGCATTGTGGGCGAGCTCCACGCAATGAACGCGCGCTAAACCAAGGCTGAAAACAATGGACGACCAACTCTTGAACGGCGGCACAGACGAAAACCCAAGCGACAAGGAGCAGCGCGCCGAAGACTTGTCTCTCCCAGATGAGGACATGCAAGTCGAGGACACAGACGACGGCGGCGCAATCGTTCGCCTTGAGAACAAAAAAGACGTGGCCGAGAAGATGGCTCACTTTGCAAACATCGTCGACGAGGTGGACCAGTCCACCCTCTCCGATGTTGTGACCGACCTGCTCGAGAAAATAGATCGCGACAAAGAAGCCCGCCAAAAGCGCGACAAACTTTACGAAGAGGGCCTTCGCCGCACCGGCCTGGGCGACGATGCCCCAGGCGGCGCACAGTTTGCCGGCGCCAACAAGGTCGTGCACCCGATGCTGGTCGAGGCCTGCGTTGACTTTTCGGCCAGGGTGATGAAGGAAATCTTCCCGCCCGGCGGCCCGGTCAAGTCCAAGGTGCTTGGCATCGTTGACCCCGGGAAGTTGGAAAAGGCGCGCCGCAAGTCTGAGTTCATGAACTGGCAAACGACCGAGCAGATGAGCGAGTTCCGAGGCGAGCTCGAACAGCTGAGCACGCAGCTGCCCTTGGGCGGCGGTCAGTACCTCAAGCTCATGTGGTCCGCTCAGTGGAAACGCCCGACGTCCGAGTTTATTGCGATCGACGACATTTACCTGCCGTTTGCGGCCACCAACTTTTACTCTGCCGAGCGCAAGACGCACGTGCAGTACGTGACCAAGGCTGAGTTCAACCGCCGCATCAAAGCGGAAATGTACATCGACATCAACCTGGGCTCGCCTGGCGACGTTGATTACAGCGCGGCCAGCAAAGCAAACAACAAAATCGAAGGCCGAGAGGAATCATCCTACAACGAGGACGGCCTGCGCACAATCTTTGAGATTTACACGCACCTCGATTTTGGTGACGGCATGGAGCCGTACATCATCAGCATCGACAAGCCAAGCAGCCAGGCGTGCGGTTTGTACCGCAACTGGGAGGCCGACGACAGCCGCCGCAAGGAGCTGGACTGGATTGTCGAGTTCCCGTTCGTCCCTTGGCGCGGCGCGTACCCGATTGGCCTGACCCACATGATTGGCGGCCTGTCCGGCGCGGCCACTGGAGCCTTGCGCGCCCTGCTGGACTCGGCCCACATCCAGAATATTCCCACGCTGCTCAAGCTCAAGGGCGGCCCTAACGGTCAGACAATCAACCTGCAGCCGACCGAGGTTGTTGAGCTTGAGGGCGGCGCACTGGTCGACGACGTGCGCAAGCTGGCCATGCCGCTGCCATTTAACGGCCCAAGCCCGACGCTGTTCCAGCTGCTCGGCTTCTTGGTTGATGCCGGCAAGGGCGTGGTGCAGACCTCGTTCGAGAAGCTGAGCGACCAAAACGCCAACGCGCCTGTGGGCACAACGCTGGCGCTGATCGAGCAAGGCATGGTCGTGTTCAGCTCGATCCACTCGCGCTTGCACAGCTCCATGTCGCGGGTATTCAAGATTTTGCACCGCATTAACAGCGCGTACCTCACCGAAGAGGACATTGAGGCAATGGAGTCTGGGCTGGAGATCAAGCCCGAAGACTTCGACGGCCCGATGGACGTGATCCCGGTCAGCGACCCAGCGATCTTCAGCGAGGCCCAACGCTTCGCCCAGGTCCAGGCCGTGCTGCAGCGCTCCGCCGTTTTGCCGCAGATGTACGACGCGCGCAAGGTCGAGGAAATGTTCCTTCGCAACCTGAAGCTCAGCCCGGACGACGTGCTGCAGCCTCAGCCTGGCCAAGACGATGTGGACCCGGTCAGCGAGAACGTGGCGGCGACGATGAGCCGGCCCGTTTACGTGCTGCCAAAGCAGGACCACGTGGCCCACATCCAGACGCACCTGGCGTTCTTGAAGTCGCCGATGTTTGGGATGAACCCGGCGATGGTCAAGACCTACCTGTACCCGATGGCTCAGCACTTGCGCGACCACCTGCTCAACTTTTACCTCACGCAAGCGCATGAGGCCGTTCAACGGGCGGAAGAGCAAAAGCTGATAAAGGACGACGCGAAGCAGCAGGTCCAGGTGATTATTCGGGTCCAACAGATCATTGAGCAGCAGCTCGCGCAGTTCGCCCAGGAGCTTGCCCAGATCGACAAGATGGCCGAGCAGTACGCGCCTCAGCCTCAGCTGCCGCCTGACAACAGCATGCAGATCGCACAGATGAGCGCCCAGCTCCAACAGGCCGCACTGGATCAGCGCGCTCAGTCCGACGCCGCCCGCCTGCAGATTGAGCAGCAAAAAGCAACCCAGGTCGCGCAGGTTGATCAGGTCAAGGCCCAGATGGATGCCGCCGAACTGGCTGATAAGCAGCGCGCACGCTCTGAGAACTTCCAGGCTGAGCAGCTGCACCAGACCGCTAAGAACAATCTGACCCAAGCCGAGATTGATGCCCGTTTGCAAATGAACCAAGAAGACAACGCCACAGCCATGCGCCTGGCGGCGGCAGAGATCGCCACGGGCGAAAAGTTTTCTGTGAGCACTGGCACGGGCATCAACCCGGGCACCCGTTAATTTTTACAAGGAGCACCTCATGAGCGACAAACCAACCCAAGGCACCGTGCCGATGACCGGCGCGCTGGTCAATCAACACCACCGCATGGCAGCCGGTCAGCCCGTCACGGGCCAGACCCTGCCCGCCGCGCCGTCCATGCCTAAGACGCCCTGCTGATGGGATTTGAAGAACAGCTGCTTGGCCGGTTTAAGACCGAGCAGCAGCAATTTGCGCTTGAAGCCCTCAAGCGCCCGGTCAACCGAGACGCCTTCGAGTATGGGTACCGGGTGGGAATGGTCGATGGATACGAAGCAGCCATCAAAGCCCTGGTCGACATGCTAGACGAAGAGCGAAACGGCGACCGAGACCTGTGATCAAACGGGTCTGTAATATTTTTTGAGGGCGGCCGTGTTGGCTGCCCGCAACTGCTGAAAGGAGCAGAAGATGAGTGAAGCGTTAATTGAGGCGTTCCCCCATGCCGAGCCTGGCATCGTCCCATTTGGAAGTCGCGTGTTGGTGCAGATTCGAAGCCCCAAGACCAAGACTGCCTCGGGCATCATTCTTGACAACGGCTCCCGCGACACGGAAAAGTGGAACACGCAAGTGGCCCGCGTTGTATCCGTTGGCGCCCTTGCCTTCAAGAACCGAAACAGCATGGATTCTTGGCCCGAGGGCAGCTGGTGCAAACCCGGCGATTACGTGCGCGTGGCCAAGTACGGCGGCGACCGCTGGGAAGTCGCCCTGGAAACCGACGAGTCCGCTTTGTTTGTGATCTTCAACGATCTGGACATCATCGGGCAGGTGGTCGGCGACCCGCTGGCCATTCGTGCGTTCATCTAAGGGGCGATCATGGACACAAACCAGATTGCACGCGTGTGCCACGAGGTGAACCGCGCCTACTGCCAGGCCCTTGGCGATATGAGCCAGCCGGCCTGGGAAGATGCACCTCAGTGGCAAAAAGACAGCGCCTTGCTTGGCGCGCGTTTGCACACCGAGTTCAACGTCGGCCCAGAGGTCAGCCACGAAAGCTGGATGGCGCAGAAGGTTGCCGAAGGCTGGGTGTACGGCCCGACCAAAGACCCCGAGGCCAAGACGCACCCTTGCATCGTTCCGTTTGACATGCTGCCCGGTGAGCAGCAGGCCAAGGACTTCATCTTTCGCGCTTTGGTTCACGCTTTACGCCAGTTCGCTCCAGCAAAGGACATATCATGACCACCGACACACAAATTGAGCAGGAAATCATTGCCAAGGGCAAGACCGCCCCGCGCATCACGCCGGTTGACATTGAGGCGTGCATTGCCGGTGAGCATTACTTCACCGCACGGGACGGT